ATTATATAATGTTTTTTGAGTTTTCTTAAAAATAACAGAAAATAACAAAAAAATAATAAAAGATAAACAAAGAAGAAATGTTTAATTTATACCTAACAGATGAATATATTAAAATCCCATCAAAGGAATATTCATTTCCTGAATATGAAAAACTGCATAAAAGAATATCAAATATAGCATTGAGAAATCCTACAGGTTGGGTATTATTAAGCGATCCATATGAAATATGGTTACTCACTAGATATTGGCCAAATAAATATATGCACATTAGAGAAGGGTTATTTGGTTTTAATAAGTTTACATTCTATGATAAACCATAAGAAGTTTACTATGTGATCAGGATAGTATGGGTACCAAAATCTTCAATATATCCCATTTGTTTACATAATTTACACATATAAACTTTCTATATGTGCCATTCATAGCATTTTGACTCCCACCAATTGCATACAGTTGATGATTACAATGTTGCATACTTAAAATTTTTGCATATTGCATGTACATATCTAATATTGTATATTTCTATATATAACGAATATTTTTGCAATGAGACCATTACAATTAGAATGTTCACCAAAACTTACTAAGCGAGGGGGTTATGGGGGACAGCTGTCCCCCAAGCGAGGGGGTTATGGGGGACAGCTGTCCCCCAAGCTGTCCCCCAAGCTATCCCCCGTTATCGCTAAAAATAAAATGGATAAGCATTATGAATATTTTCTTACTGATGATATCGGTACAAATTTGGGATTTTCGCCTCATTTAACTCCTGCAGAAATGTTAGAATTAGGAGTTTTTGAGGGTAAATATATAAATGATTGTAAAAATGAATTTCCTGCAGAATGGTTCGAAAATGCAGAAAGAGCACATACATTAAGCTCTAAACCAGATATTAATTGTAACTACTTTAAAGTTAAAAGCAGACAATCATTAAGTGTATGGAGAGAAAAAGGATGGATCTATGGTCCTGATAATAGAGGATGGTTTCAATGGTATTGCAGATACTATATGGGTCGTAGAATACCAGAAATTGATGCAATTCAAATAAAAAGATGGAAAGCATTTAAACGTCATTATGCTCAAGTACAAAAGAATTGCCCAAAAGATATCACTTGCAGACCTAAACAGAGACAAGCTCTTTTACAGTGGGCATATAATCCTTTCGTGTAATAAAATGCTCTAAGAAATTCTTAGAGGCAAGGGGGCTTTGGGGGACAGCTGTCCCCCAATTGTGGTTAAAAATATTTCATAATTATTTTTATAGAAAGAATTTATATCCTTTAGATTATTTTTTTGTCCTTTAGATTTATTTTTTTATTTTAATAACATTTAGAGAGTATTCTTTAGTATTCTTCTTTGGCATTTTATTTTATTTTTCAAAGTTTTTTTCTATACAAGTAATATACACAGTCCAATAATGTCTGGGGGATTAATGCAACTTGTCGCCTACGGCGCTCAAGATATCTACTTAACAGGTCAGCCTGAGATTACATATTTCAAAGCAATGCACCGTCGACATACGAATTTTGCGATGGAAAGCATTCAGCAAACATTCACCGGAAATGCGGATTTCGGCAAGAAGGTTACTGTTACCATCGCCCGTTCTGGCGATCTCATCCATCGTGTGTACTTGCAGGTCGAATTGCCCGAAATTACTCCATCTGTCTCCGGATGCTGGACTAATGAGGTCGGTCATCATTTGATCCGATGTGTTGAACTTGAGGTCGGTGGTCAGACCATTGACAAGCAGTATGGTGATTTCTTGCAAATCTGGTCTGCTGTCACTGTTCCCTTCAGTCTCCGTACTACTTACAACAAGATGATCGGTATGACTAAGCAGTTGTGCGAGTACTCTACTGAGACCAAGCCTAATGTTACCTTGTACATTCCTCTTCAATTCTACTTCTGTTGCAATGCTGGTCAATCATTGCCCCTTATTGCCCTCCAATATCATGAGGTTAAGATCAATGTTGAGTTCCGTCCCATTGAGCTCCTCTGGTGCTCTGCTGATGGTTCCCTCGATGATGCCGTTCGTCGCCAGAACTTCAACGATTGTGCCTTGTGGGTTGATTACATCTACCTCGATACGGATGAGCGTCGCCGATTTGCCCAAGTCTCTCACGAGTACTTGATCGAGCAGTTGCAGACATCTGGTGATGAGTCCATCAACACAACCAGCAACAAGATACGTCTTAACTTCAACCACCCTTGCAAGGAGCTCTTGTGGGTTGTTCAGAAGGATTCTCACATCGGTCACCCCGGAGGTGAAGTGAGCAATCAGTGGTCTAACTACCAGTTGGATGCTTTTGATATTATTACCCAAGGTTTCTCCATGTACGATGGTGAGTTGTATGGATCTGACACTGGTAACTTCTCTACCACCCATGGTTACACAGTTGGTGCCCGTGACGGTAACCCAGTCTTGAACGCTAAGCTCCAACTTAACGGTCATGATCGTTTCGCTGTTCGTGAAGGTTCTTACTTCAACCTTGTTCAGCAATACCAGAGCCACACTGCCGGTTCTGCCTCGGAAGGTATCAATGTGTACTCCTTCGCTCTTAAGCCCGAGGAACAACAGCCATCATCGTGTGTTAACTTCTCACGTATTGATAATGCTGTTCTCATGATGAACGTCCACCCCGGAACTTTCATCGCTGTTCAGCTTGACGGACAAACTTCCGTGACTCAAGCGCGTGTCAGAATCTACACGAAGAATTACAACGTGTTCCGTGTCATGAATGGAATGGGCGGTACGGCTTACGCCAATTGAATTTATCGGTGCGTTTTTGTCTTATGTATTAATGTGTGAGTGCGTTTTTATTATATAATTTTATAACTTTGGGTTCTTACAAAGTCAAAATAGCACTAAAAACGCACTTATGAAAATTTTTAATAAGTGCGTTTTTAATTTGTTTTGAGAGTGATTATTTTTTTGTCCTAGTATTATTATCACATTTTCTGCATACAGAAAATGTTTTCAATTCTTTCTTTCCATTTTTAATAAACATTGATAATGGTTTATTAACACCACATCCACTGCACTTTTTATGTGGGACATAATCTAAATATAATGTTTTACATATGCATATAAGGCAGTGATTTTCTGTATGATCATATACTTTGAACGTATTTGATGTGTTTCTACATTGTAAACATACTAGTAATGTGTCACCTTTTTCTGAAACATAGTAATTTAACGGACGAAGTATTTTACATCGATTGCATTTTTTGGTTTGAATATCTTGAAGAGTTTTGAAACATGCACAACCAGAGCAATGATTTACATGTGCGCTTGCATGCGCATTTATATGCATTTTATCTGTTTCAGTAAATTCCTGTATGGTTGAAATATTATTAATATGTCCGCCATTTTCAGTAGGTATTTTTATTTTCAGTAGATATTTTATTTTCAGTAGATATTTTATTTTCAGTAGATATTGATGCGTTTGATGCAGGTAAAAAATAAATTATGCATGGTTGATTAGTAGTAAAATGATCATTAACAATACGCGTTGTCGGTATTTTATCATTTAATGCAGTTAATAATAGTTGATGTTCTTTTGATATTTGTTGTGGTATTTGTTGATAATTTCTTTCTTGTCGTTGTTCTTGTTGTACTTTTTGTTCTTGTTGTTGTTGTATTTGAGATGATTGTTGTATTGATTGTGTTTGTTGAGACTCTTGAGATAATTTTTGTACCTGCTGTATTTGTTGTTGTTCAAAAATCATATCTTTACTTTCTGCATCGTGTTCTGTTTTTATGTAATATGATTCTTCGTGGTGCGATTGGCTGAATAGTTATTTTATCAGCTTGTTGTATGTTAGGTTTTTTCTTTGGCGGGTAAAGAATACAATTAGTACATGTTTTATCTCCTAAATTATAACTTGATTTAGATTTATATCTACAACATGTTTCACAATGTTCTGAGAGTGTTAAAAGTGCAGAGAGTATTAAGACCACTACTGGGAAAACAACATATTGGTCACCTTCAACAGGTACTTATACTTTATGGTCTAATCCACATTTAAAAAAGTGTTTAAAAAATAATACTAATTAAATATATCTTCATCAATTTATTATCATATTATTGTCTTCTTTATCATTTGGCCATGTTTCATTACAATAATTTAATACAATAGCTTTGGAATTTTTATCGATTGTACAATTATGAAAGATCATGTTTCTTTCATTCTTCATGGATCCAATATAATCTCTCAACTCTAATATTGATTTATCGTATCGATTCTTTAAATATTTAATCATATCAAACTGGGGACAGTTGTCCCCCATAGCCCCCTTGCCGGAAGAACGTTCTCTTAATATGATGTGTTAATTAAAAGAGATTAAAAATGATAAAAAATTCTATTTAATAAAATGGCTTTCTATGCAGTATCAAAAGGGTTCAAAACTGGAATTTACAATACATGGGAAGATACACAAAAGCAAGTTAATGGTTATAAAGGAGCATTGTTTAAAAAGTTTAAAACTCGTGATGAAGCGATTCAATTTATAGGATATGATATTCCTATTTACACTGAAAAAGAACAAATAACAGAAAACCCTATAGAGCAAATAGAGAAACCAATAAAGGCAGATCAGCATATAGGCCAAATATTACAACGATTACAACAATTACACCAGCAAATTGAAGAAAATCTACAGCAAATATGCCATCAAGTAGACGAAGAAGTAGACCATCAAACAGAACAAGTCCAAAGAACAGAAGAAGCACACGCAATAGTACAAATAAAAGAAGAAGAGCCTTTAATAGTGTTTACAGATGGTTCATGCAGAAATAACGGCCGTAAGACAGCAAGAGGCGCATATGCTGTTGTGTGGCCACATTACGATCAGTATAATTATTCATCATTGCTATCACTCCAAGAGCAACAAACAAACAATCGTGCAGAATATCATGCAGTAATATCTGCATTACAGATAGCATCTGTAATAGATCCAAGCTTGAAGAGACCATTAATTATCTACACCGATTCACAGTTATTAATAAGTAGTTTAACTTTATGGATTACAAAATGGAAAGCAAATTGTTGGACGAAATCAAATGGTATGCCTGTCAGCAATGTAGATCTACTTAAAGAATTAGATACTCTTATGCAAACAAGAATTGTAAAATTTGAACATGTTATGGCACATACAGGAGGCACTGACTTTCAATCTTACTGGAATAATGTTGTTGATAAAATGGCTTTTTCTACAAATACAGATAGGAAATACTGATCATTAAAAAATGAAAAAGAATAATTTTTTTATAACACTAATACTACTAATACTACCAATACTACTAACAGCATTACAATTAAGGAACATGGATCTTGACTTTAATGACTGCATAAATACAGACAATCTTTTTCGAACAGATACACAAATAAGTGATAATGTCAAGTGGACATATTACATCAATGGCACAGATGTAACATATGTTGGTCAGTTTGATTCAAAGTACTATTATAAGATTAAGACTCATCAGTATTCACATCAAAGTATTGTTATGACTCTTGTTACAAACAAGCAAATCGATATACTTGAGGAATACGTGAGAAATAAGTTACCATCAGGTATTCGGTGGAATGACCCTGCTATTAGTGTTATTAATACAGCTGTTCGCACGGAAGATGATGATTTTACAAGTGATATTATCATCAAGATTCTGCCAATTTTTGATAAAAAGATGATAGATGATTGGTATCCTCAGTATCATCTTAATGATATGCTCGAGAGAAATATGCCGAAGAGTATTTTGGCATATTATTCAAACATGTCAATTTGCAAGAACAATTACAAAGTATTCACACCACAGCGATCTTATTAAGTCGCTAAAGATTACTAATTGCAAAGATATGTATTGCCAATGTAATTAAAGTATTAGTACCTAAATACACCTAAATACACCTAAATACACCTAAATACACCTAAATACACCTAAATACACCTAAATACACCTAAATACACCTAAATACACCTAAATCTGAGGACTTTAAAGGAAAAAGAGCAAACTTACTTTGGAGTTCTGTCAAAAAGGACAGAATTATTTTTTAAAATTATCTCAAAAAAAATGAAAAAAAAATTATCTTAAAAAAATATACCCTATTATGTAGTGTATCAACTGTCGTGGCCGAGTGGTTTAAGGCGCTGGATTTAAGTCCCAGTGACGTTAGTCAACGTGGGTTCGAATCCCACCGACAGTATATTACACTTTGTGTTAATTACTTTGTGTGTTATTTATGAATTTTATATTGTTGTAGGTGCTGTGGTAGTTATGGTTGCTCTTTTTTTTGTTGCTGTTGCTGTTCTTTCTGCTGTTGCTGTTGTAGTTGCTCTTTCTGCTATTGCTGTTGCTGTTGCTGTTGCTGTTGCTGTTGTGGTTGCTGTTGTGGTTGCTGTTGTGGTTGCTGTTGTGGTTGCTGTTGTGGTTGCTGTTGTGGTTGCTCTTTCTGCTGTGATTGCTGTTGTGTGTTCTTGAGAATAAGTGCTTGAATCTTCTTTGGCAATATTGAATAAAACTTCTGTTGAGCACTATTAGTAGTATTAGTAGTATTAATAGTATTAATAGTATTAGTAACAACACCATATCCAAATCCAAAAAAATTTTCAAATACTTGAATAGAAAGTTCTGGATATTTCCAACATAATTCAGGAATATGTTTATCTCCTATAGAATGATAAATATTCGCTAATGGATAACTGTCAGTTGTTGTTATGCTAACACCGCATACCCATGTTCTACTAGTTTTAGGTACTCTATATTTAATAGATACTAATGGTGTTGTTATCGGAGTAGAACGATCACTTGTGTATATAGAAATGTCATTGACTGGATCATAGACATAAGCAAAATAAGTTGCGCTTGAAGAAGGATTTGCCATTATTTAGAATTCTCCATGAACAGTTCTATTTGCTTGTTTTCTTGAACGAATGAGAGGACCTGAATAGTAATCATATGTTTGTGATGTTGTCATTTTATTCTATATAAGAACAAAAGACTAAAGAATAAAAAATGTTTAAAATTTTAAAGTGAAATAATAATGGATTTTTGTGCATTTCTACCACTCTATTATGGCAAAATCACTAAATGTCGAGACTTATCAATGCCATTCTACTATTATTAGTTCTGGTAGTTCTGGTAGTGCTAAAACATTACATGTATTTGCTGATCATCACATTAATGCAGGAACAAAAGATAGAGTCTCTGCTAAATACATTTCTCATTGTATATCAAATGTGATGAAAAGAGATATAAAATGTCTATTATACACATCGTCTTATAATGGATTTGGTCCAGTTGCATGCGCTTCTGGAGCTCGCTCAAATGGACTTGATTGTACTTTAGTATTGTGTTTAAAAGGTTTCGGTCACAGCAAAGAATCGACTATAGATGAAGCAAATGCTTCGTTATCTGTTATACGTGCTAGAGAATATGGTGCAAAAATCTTTTTCGCAAAGACTTGGCAAGAAATGATCCATTTAGGTAAAAAGATATCTGAGGAAGAAAATGTGTGGTGGTTGCCATTAGGGTTTAAAGATGATTTGTATGTTCAAATGCTTGCAGACGAGTTAATTGAAGCGGTTAAAGCGACTACATTTCCAAGTCCAGTTAATAGGATATTTGTTGTTGGTGGATGTGGTGTAATTGCAAGAGTTTTATCAATTGTGTTTCCTAATACAACCATTATGTTAGTTCCTATTATATTTGGTGGACAATCTTATTTCAAGCTAAAATCCTATGTCTCACAAAGTAAAAATATTCAATTAATCAATAAGCATTCTCCTCAAGTTGTTAGTCCATATCCATCAGTTATTAATTATGATAGTAGAGCATGGGATTCTGCTGTAGATATTGGTATATCAGGCGATTACGTGTGGAATGTTGCAGAATAATATTATTATACTTAGGATTTCCTGGAGGCTTTAGTGTTTTTTAGGCTTCTTTGTTGCTCTTAAATCCATAATCAGCAATATCAAATAGGTCACTTTTCACAAATCCTTCTTTGTTGTTTGAAAGAACCCAAATTCTTACAACACTATTTTTTATCTTTGGCGATATCGATACACCTACAGTTCCACTAGGCAGTTTTCCGTTAAATAGTAGTGCACTTAGATACTTGTAAATTTCAAATCCTCTGTTCATATCAACTTTGTTTGTAAAAGCTCCACCATTAACATTCTTTGGATCATCCCACAATGGAATATACTTTGTGTTCATTGTGTAAAACATACCTATTGACAATTCAACATTATTAAAAGTTGTCCAATATTCTTCAACATTTGTTATCTTTTGGACTTCAGTATATCCATTAATAGTCCAATCTTTTGATTCAAAACTATGATACCATAGTGATACAGGAATTATCGTCATTCTTGTATTTGAATTATTTTTAGTTTTTTAAAGTTATTTTAATTTTTTTTGATAAATGATGTTCATATATTTCCTTTAGATATTTCAACATCCTTTGGTTTGGATATCTATGTTATTCAAATTCGTAAATAAAAAATCAAAATTAAGTTTAGAAGTTAAAAAATTCTAAACTCAAAATATATACATAAATGTCATCATGTCAAATTTTACCTTCTTATTATGGAAATGAATTACTATTGTCCAAATTGTGATTTGCCACGTGGAAATTGGATTTTTAATAAAGAATGTAATTTTTATACATGCAATAAATG